CTTGCGATGAGTGTGGCGAGCACTATTCTCCTAGGCGCCTCGCTCTTGGCTATCACACCTGTCTTGATTGTGGAAGCCCTGCGAAAACTTACGCGATAGTCCCCGTACCAAAGTCCAACTACGTAATCGCCACAAACATCGAGGCGGTGCGTTCGCCCTACTCCCATAAAGGGAACCGATAACATGGATATTCATCACAGTGCAAGTATTACGGAGACCCCTGTAAAGGACGAGTCTCCAAAACAGATCATCGCCTATCGAGGAAAAGAAACCGACACCGTTTATATTCCTTGTCGATTTGGTCTCAAAGAAGTTTGGGTGTGTGTCGAGGAAGGTAAACTTCGTGTCTATACAGAAAGCTCCTGCATAACGTCGCTTTACTATCCTATCTATGAGGGTGACGCCGAGTTCACCATCACCATCAAGTAAGGGATAAATCTATCATGCAGCTCCCTACTCTCATCGCCGTCTATGGCAGTCTTCGCCGTGGACAACGTGCCAACCATTACCTTGACAATGTAGGGTTTGAGTATGTCGGTCCTGACGCAATCAAGGGGACGTTGTTCCCTGTTGGTTGGTTCCCCGGTTGGCAGCCCTTCGGAGATACTGCTATCGTAGTTGACGTTTATCGCGTCCTTGATGAAAAGTATCTCAAACCTATTCACCAATACGAAGGTTACAACCCTCGTTACCCCGACGAAAGCTTGTTTAAGCTCGTTACTGTAAATCTTATCGGTCAACAACAAGAGGCTATGTGTTATGAGTACAATGGAGCTATTGGGAAGGTCAAAGAAATCGTCGAGCACGGAGACTGGGCGCGTTACCTTCAAGAACGCGATTCCCTGTCAGCCGCTTAAGTTTGATCGTAACAAGATTGAGACAATCTCTCAGAAGCAAGTCGATGCTGCTAAGAAGGCTCTCAAAGAGGAGTACGATACCTTCAGTTATGTAGGTAACTCGATTATCTCGACTAACGGTTGGGAAACATACTCTCGTCAAACAGGTAATGCTTGTCACAAGTTCATCGAACGTGTGCCTCGTGATGCATTGAAGTATGCCTTTGCTACCGAGAATGGTTGCCGCCGTAAGGTTAAACAACCGGGTTACGGAGCAGAGGCTAACGCACAAAAGAACCGTCCTCAAGCTGCTGATGCTCTCTTGTCGTGGTTCTTGTACTACTCTCCGTATGGTGAGTTCGTGATGAATCGTGACGACTACGAGTTCTGCCGTAACTACGGGTTCGTTATCAACCCGACGATCCCTCACCCAATCTTCATGAATATGTTGATTATCACTCGGCATTTCTACGAGATTCACATTAATGCTTTGGAGAAGTACACGGAACTGACTACTCGCAAGGACAACCCTATTGACCCGACGATTGCTTGGTCGTTGATTATCAATACGATGTTCTCGGCTTACGGTAACACTCAGCTTGATAAGCAATTCCAAGGCTACTCAGGTCACCGTGCCGGTGCAGCTTGGTCTCCTCATACTTTTGTCAACATCTTTAACGGTGAACCCGGTACTTATGTTGACATGAAGAAGACGATGTGGGACAAGCAGACTGTTTATGGAAGCCTAACCCTATTTCACCCCTCAAGGAAAGAACCTTTTCTTACTAATTGGGTTGTTAATGACGATGATATCCGGCAATTTATCCGTGAACAACGGCGTAAGACTGCCGGACCTGTCAAGTATACTCCTCCTGATCCGTTCGCGCCTCGCGTACCTGAAAAGATTACTCCGGCTAACCTCCCGAGTTATGAGTTCACTTACACCGAACTCTACGACTACCTCATTCCGTATTACGAACAGCGTGTTCGTGAAGAGTTATCAACTCGTGAAGAACTGGCAAAGGGATAACCATGTCAACTACTGATAAAGAACCTCATCGTTACGAGGACACCGACATTCCTACGTTCGACGACAATCCTCGTGTGTATGTGTGTCTTGGCGGTTCCTTTGGACTCATCACACGCATGTTTGCACAAGCAGGGTTCCGAAAGGCTACATCTATCGAAGATGCTGACCTGATCGTGTATGGCGGTGGCTCTGACGTATCCCCTTCGCTGTATGGACAGGAGGCTATCGACAAGTGTGGGTATCCTGACGAGGCGCGTGACAAGCTTGAAGAATCTATCTTTCACCGCGCCAAGGAACTCGGTATCCCTCAGGTAGGTATCTGTCGTGGCGCACAGTTCCTTCACGTTATGTGTGGTGGTATTCTCTGGCAGCACGTCAACAATCACACTAAGCTGCACGATATGTACGACATTACTGCTGACCAGATTGTCCGTACGTCGTCAACCCACCACCAGATGATGCAATTCAACGACGACATGACACTCATTGCGTTGTGTGACGAAGACATTGCAACATACTACGAGGACCAGCACGAGAAGATCGACAACGAGAACACTGACGACGTTCAACCTCAAATCGAGGTAGAGGTTTGTTCTTACGAGGACCAGAAAGTCCTTTGTATTCAAGGGCATCCCGAGTATGGTCCCCTTGAGTTCACCTCTTGGGCTTTGCATCTAATCCGCGACTGGTTCGCTGTTAATAAGAAGGAAACCGACTGATGTGTGGTATTGTAGGTATGGCCGGTGATCTCGTAGTCAGGGACCGAGACATCTTCGAAGACATGCTTGATGTGTGTCAGCTTCGCGGTCGTGATTCGACTGGTGTGATTCGCGTCAATCGTATTGGCTCCGAGTACAAGTACGCCAAGCGTGTCGGACCTCCGACGTTCCTTAAGGACAGTCGCGAGTATGATAACAACATTCGTACACACGGTACGTCTATTCTTATCGGCCACTGTCGCCATAAGACGGTGGGTGATTTGAATGTTGCGTCTGCTCACCCGTTTGATATCGAAGAGGCAGGCATCATCGGTGTGCATAACGGCACTCTCCGTAATTACTACCACTTCCCCGAGCACAAGCACGGCAAGGTTGACAGTCTTATTCTCTACGAACGTATCGGTGCTCACGGCGCTGAAGAAGCGTTTGCTACTGTCGAAGGCGCGTACGCCTGTGTCTGGTGGGATCAGAACACCCAACGCCTGAACTTCATTCGCAATGCTGAACGTCCCTTGTATATCACATACAGCAAGGACAAGCGTAAGATGTATTGGGCATCCGAGACATGGATGTTCGGTGCAATCTCTCGCAAGGAAGAATTGTGGGATGGCAACAAGGACGGCAAGCGTTTCTTGTCTCTTGATGAGGACACTCTCTATCAGATTGAAGTCAATGCTAACGCCCCGGTTAACAAGCCTGTCTTCAAGGTAGCGGAGGGTAAGAAGATTGAAAAAAAGCCTCGGGAGATTCCGAAGCGTACGCCTTACGCATGGGAGCAGAAGAGGGATGGAACTTCTTCGGCTTCTGCTAACGATAAGGGAGGGGAGGTAGCCAGCCCTTTTCTCAACGACGAACTCCCCCAACACTTACTTGTTCCCGCGAAGCAGCCAGCCAAGGATACAAAAATTGGGACTATATCCAGGAACAGCGACAATTCTATCACGCTCTCGAAGGACTCTGCGGACCCGTCGAAGCAGTTGAAGAATTTGGATGTTTCATCGAGGCAAACGAACTCCCTAGTTCCGATCAGTTCGCCCTCCTCTCAAAAAACCAACAGAGAAAAACTCTCAATCGTTTCAAAAGGAGTTCAACAAAGTGGCTTAGAGACGCTCCCGGAGACCGAAGGTAAGGTATACAATCCTAACATCGGTGTTGATGTTCGGTATATTCGCGCTGTCGATACCGAGTACATCACTGACCGCCGTACAGGCAGAGAGGTTGATGAGCACCGATTTCACAGAGAAACTGGTGGTAAGTGTTGTCATTGCAATACTGCTATTTTCTCTCTATCTGAAGTTATAGAAATTTTTGACGGAGGTAAGCGTTTTCTTTGTACCTCTTGTGTAACCCCAAAGGCCGATCCGATTATGGCCCTAGTAAAGGAAGTAGCATAACATGAACAACGTTCCTAAGTTCACCATCGGTTGTGACCCTGAGATTTTTGTTACTAAGCGGGCCGCACCTTTCAGTGCCTATGGTATCCTTGAGGGTACTAAGGACCAACCTCATAAGACTGACGGCGGTGCGTACCAAGTAGATGGTATGGCTGCCGAATTCAACACCGACCCTGTTGCCTTGCGAGACCATCGAAACTTCAAGCTTGAGAACTTCACCACTTGGAATGATCTTATCATCAAGCAGATCAAGCAAATCCGGGATGCTCTCCCTGACAATTGCAATCTGTCCATTGTTCCTACTATGGAGTTCGGCAAGGAGTTTCTTGACGAGCAACCTGCTGCTGCTAAGGAATTGGGTTGTGACCCTGACTTCAGTGCTTATACTATGAAGGCTAATCCCCGTCCTGACGGTGAGAAGACTTTCCGTACTGGTGCTGGTCACATTCACGTTGGCTGGGGTGCTGAAATTCCTGTCGACAACGAAACCCACTTGGAGATTTGTTCCAACTTCGTTAAGATGTTGGACTGCACTGTTGGTATGTTCATGACCTACGTTGATCGTGATCCTCGTCGTCGTGAATTGTATGGTAAGGCCGGTGCCTTCCGACCTAAGCCGTATGGTGTTGAGTATCGCACTCCTTCTAACGTATGGATCAAGAACCGCGATATGCGCCGCTGTGTCTGGGAACTTGTCCAGATGGCTATCACCTTCCAGACCAGTCGTTACGGTGCCGAGGCAGTGACTGGATATACACAGGACCAGATCGAAGAGATCATTAACACTGGTGACGTAGTAAGGGCACAGTTCGCCCTTGAAGCTGCGTTCCGTGCAGACCACAAGGTAAACTACCGCTGGCAGCAGTTCAAACTTCCTGCTTACTACAACCGTATTGTAGCAGCCGTTACTAAGGAGTATGCTAATGCCTAAGATTCCTGATACTTTCTGGACTGACAACCAGCAGGCTATCGAACGACTTGCTGACAGTTTCGTTCTGTATGATGAGGATGTTGTTCGGGTAACATCAGTAAGCCCGAAGGGCAACATCAACTTCATTAACATGAAGGATCAAAGAGAAGATGCAGCCCCCATGTCGTCAGCTTCTTGGCGTAAGTTCCGCATTCTCCCTCGTACTGGTTGGCTTAACGCTGCGTTGACCCAACGAGGTATTACGGGTAGTTCTAAGAAGGGAGGGTACATCGGCGCTGTATACTTGTGTCGTCGTGCTGTTCGTTCTCGTATTCACGGCTTGAACAATACCAATACGGTTGTATACGACTTCTTCACTTCCGATGGTAACACATTGCAAAAGAGTCGTGTGGCTAACATTGACATGGTGTATGCTTGCGGTACGTACAACGACCCTCAACATTATCCTTCGTTCCGAGAAGCATTCCCTCTTCTCCAACAAGGCATGAGTGTCGCCCTGTGCCCGAAGTTTGCTCTTTACAAGGACCAACAGGGCTTGACATGGTTGTATCGTAAGCGTAAGTGTGTTGCTCTTGTGCCGGATATCTCGACCATTCTTCTTCTCAAGACGGAAACGTATTACCGAGAAGATATTGCTGCAAACTATAGGACCGTTCCTGTTCAGATTAAGGAGTTGTAATATCATGGCTTTCATTGACAATCTTAAGAAGCAGAAGAAGGACGAGTTCATTCTGTGCCCCGGTCGCAACGTAAACGTACCTTGCTACGAGATGGGTGTTGTACCCGGTGATGTTGGTCTTGAGTTGGAGATTGAGGGAGCTGGTCTCCCTGAGTACGCCAATATTGCCAACATTATTTCAACTACTACCAAGGCGCGCTGGAACGCCAAGCCTGATGGCTCTCTTCGTGGTGGTCTTGAGTATGTAACTACAGGAGCTATCAAGACTTCAGAACTTCGTCAGATGGTTGGTGGTTTGTTTGATCGCTTCAAGGAGTTGGGCACTCGTATCAACAACTCTAACCGTTGTTCTACTCACGTCCATGTCAATGTGTCTGATCTCAAGGCCAACAAGATTACATCTGCCTTGGCTCTGTGGTGCACGTTCCAGACCTGTCTCATTCGCTGGTGTGGTGAAGAACGTGTTAACAACCACTTCTGTCTCTCAAGTCGTGACGAAGAGAGTATGCCTGAGGCGTGGATGGACTACCTTCTCAATGGTTTGCAGTCCAATCGCAACCATCGTCCTAACGTCAAGTACACGGCACTGAACATCATCCCCATCTGGTCGCAAGGTTCGCTTGAGTTCCGTTGTGGCGCTGCTGCTGACGAGCCGGACAAGGTTGTTTATTGGGCCAAGATTTGCAACGCTGTCGTACGTTACGCTGCTGAGTATTTCGATAACCCTATGGAACTCGCCTATGCTTTGTCGGAGCAAGGTCCCGAAGTTCTTCTGCGTCGTGTTCTTGAGTTCGCCAAGCTGGGCGACACCACTACGGATCGTATCTACCGTGAGCTGACTGCTGACGGTCTGCTACAGACTGATGCCATGAATGACTTCCGTGACATTCAATCCTTCCTCTACGCTATCCCGTGGGAACAGGTTCTTCCAGCTATCAATGCTGAGTACGTTCCTAATCCTTTTGAAACCAAGAAGGTCAAGATGGGAGGTCTTCCCCGTTTCGCAGCGGACTTTGTACCATAACCCCCCCGCCCGGAGTTTTAAGTTATGCCTAATCGTCGTATCCGTTTGATCCCCTACAACCAAGCCTCTGCATCTTGCAAGGCTGTTGCAGAAGCCATTGGTGCTAAGCGTATCAAGCTTGACGGAACTAGTAAATTCCGTAACACTATCAATGACTTCTGTATTAATTGGGGCAACAGCAACCCTCCTGACAACATTGACTTGCGGTATGTCCTCAACCATCCCGAGGCAATCCGTCAAGCAAGTAACAAACTGTCCTTCTTTCAGCGTGTAGCAAATGAAGGACTTGACAACACCGTACCTATGTTCTATACTAATAAGGATGATATCCCTGATGATGCGTTTCCAATCGTTTGCCGCACTCTTCTCAACTCTCACTCTGGCCGAGGCATTGTTATTGCCACTCGCCGTGACGAGTTGGTTGTCGCTCCTCTCTACACTCGTTATCTAAAGAAGAAGGACGAGTATCGTATTCACCTTGCATACCCTCTGCGGGGTGACAAGCAAGAATCTATCACGCTCGCCATCCAGCAAAAGAAACGCCGCATCGAACACGAGAACCCTAACTGGCAGATTCGCAACCACGACAATGGTTTCATCTATGCCCGTGAGAACTTGAACGTTCCTGCTGCTGTGACGACTGTGGCTAAGACTGTGTTTGAACGCTGCACTGACCTTGACTTCGGTGCCGTAGATGTTATCTTCAATGAACACACGGGGCAAGCCCACGTCCTTGAGGTAAACACCGCACCGGGCCTTGAGGGACAAACCCTTGACGACTACGCTAACCACTTTGGGAATGTATGACATGAAAAAACCAGAACCCATTGCGGAAATCAAAAAGCCCATGGATTTCATTGACATGGGAAGGTGGATTGACGAAAAATACAATATCAATGCCCGTGATTATGCAGGTAAATTCAAAAACGCCCCTAACTGGTCCGCAGTTGCAGCAGAGAATGGAGTAACATTAGACAGAGCTAAAGAGCTTTACAACACTTCTCCATTGAACGTTACTGATCCAGTTGAAAAAGCAGCTATGACTGCGGCCAGTGCTGTCCTGAAAGAACACTACGACAAAACGCCTTACCAAGACTTCTGGCATTTTCAGATAGAGTTGTTTAACAATTTTCATAACGACTCCTACCAAACTCTTAACCTTCTATACCAACTTGAGGCTTGTGAAGAAGAGTGGCAGCGAGAGATTGCTAAACTTTGGCTTGATGAATACGGGGAGTTCATGGATGAAGAAGGTGACGTCTTTCTTTGGGTTAGCTGGTAAAGGATAAGTAATATGCGCTGTAACATCTGTAACGCCGTCTTGAGCCCTCCCGAGGTACAATGGAACTCTCAGCACAAGGATTGGGACCCCTGTGGCCGCTGTCTAACTGCTATTGATGAGGTCTTTAACGACCGGAGTGAGGAAGAAATTGATGATGAGATCGACTATCTCCTATTTGAAGAGGAACTTGAAGATGCCTTGGAAACCCTCTCCCCCGAAGAAGAGTGAGACAGACGGAAAAGCCGTTAAAGCTCAACAGGTTGCAAAATTTATGCACAAAAGACTTGACAAACCCCTTAAAACTGTGTATAATATTCGTAAGGATGTGATGGGGGTTCAATACCTTTATGATACCTTTCTTAAGGGTAACAGGGGTATTCCTTTCTCTCCTGATAATAATCTCTATGCCATAAAGGTTGCTAACGAGACAGTAGTCAACATTAGTCATCGTATTGGTATTGACATTCCTGTTCTTGCAGGAGGGGCACTACGAGACCTTGTGTTCAACAAGTGGCCTAAGGACTTTGATTACTTCATCAATTGTAACGATGAAGATCACGCCTACGAGGTCATGGACAAGCTTTGTCTTGATCTTAAAGACTATACCGAAGGAGGTCCGGGAGACAAGTACGAGACTGAAAATGTAGACTTCGAGGGGGTGTACGGGGTATTCAACAAGACATTTACCAACCTCCCTCTGCAATTCATCGTAGGTGTGTGGCCGGTAACGGAGAACTTCTACGACAGGTTCGACCTGAGTGTGTGTCAAGCAGAGATGGATATCATCACTGGTGACATCAAGTTCTCAGAAGCATTCCTAGAGACACTGCGTACGAAGACTATCAGGGCGTTCAATACGTCTGAATACACCCGACTACGACAAGAGCGTTTGTCTTGGACACTTAATTTGATGGGACGAGCAAGTAAATTCAGTGATAAACTAGTAAATATTGATTTAGCAGCTGACAAACTTTGGGCTCAAAAAATTCTCAACGCACACCGCGCCATACAAGTTGAGAATCTGGCTGTTGCCCAAAACCAGTGGAGGAATTACGAATGGATTCTAAACGACGAAGGAGTTCTTGATGCGAGACCAGCAGGGGATGCCGTGCCCCCGGTGCCCATCGAGTGATGGGTTTAAAGTACAGAACAACGGGTGGGGTAAGTGTTTCTCTTGTGGAACCAACTACCCCCCTGAAAAAACCGCCTTAATCCTAAATGGAGGACATGATATCGAACAAGATCAAGAAACCGTAGTCGTTAAGACTAAACACACAACAGTCAAAGAACTCTCCCCGGTAACTGAGGTCTTTCGCGCTTGGCCTGAACGTGGTCTATCTCGTGACACTATCGCAAAGTACAAGGTACGCGTAGGTGGTGACGATGATCCGTTCGCGGCTAAGTGTCCTCGCTTCGACCTCAATGGTCGTCACGTAGCTAACAAGGTGCGTGTACAGAAGGGTGAGAAGGATCGTGAGAAAGGCCCACCGTTCTTCTTCGAGGGTGATAAGGGTTCTGCTGAACCTTTGTTCGGACAACACCTCTTTGCAGCAGGCGGTCGGTACATCACAATCACAGAGGGCTACGAAGACGCTATGGCCGTACACCAGATGTTTGGTGGCAAGTATCCCGCAGTCTCGGTTGATGGTGCAAGCTCTGCTAAGAGTGACTGCAAGGAAGCCTTCGAGTATCTGAACAGCTTCGATACGATTGTTGTGTGTTTCGACAATGATGATCCCGGTCGCAAGGCTGCCAAGGAAGTTGCCTCTATGGGGTTTCCTCTTGGCAAGGTAAAGATTCTCACCCTACGAGAACACAAGGATGCTAACGAGTATCTGAAGGAACGCAAGGGAGAGAAGTTCACTCGGGAGTGGTGGCAAGCCCCTGACTACAAACCTGACGGTCTTAAGCTCGGTTCCGAAATGTGGGACGAGATTATTGAGCGTAAGGAACACTTCACTGTAGAGTATCCGTTCCCCGGTCTGAATAAGATGACCTACGGTATGCGGCTCAGTGAGCTGGTAGTTGTGACTGCTGACACTGGTGTTGGTAAGACTTCATTCCTTAAGCACATCGAACATAAATTGCTGACGGATGAAAAGGTAAAGGAACAAGGTTATGGAGTTGGATTCCTTCATTTTGAGGAGCCTAATGGTGATACTGCTCTGGGGTTGCTTAGTATTCACAACAGTGTCCCTTACCATTTACCGGACGTGGAAAGAGACCCGAAGCACCTACGCCAAGCGTATGATGATGTACTCAACAATGATCGCGCTGTTATTTGGGATCACTTCGGTAGTAACTCTGTCGACGCGGTAATTAACAAGATACGCCACATGTCCGCTTTGGGTTGTAAATACATCGTAGTTGACCACCTTAGTATCATTGTCTCTGACCAGTCTGGTGACGAGAGGAAACAGCTAGATGAAATCTCAACCAAGATCAAAACTCTCTGTATGGAGTTGGACGTTGCCGTTCTCGCAGTTATCCATACGAATCGTCAAGGCCAGATTCGGGGTACGGCAGGTGTGGAGCAATTGGCCAACATCGTTCTTCGGTTGGAACGTGATAAAACCGACCCTAACGAATGGCGTCGTAATGTCACTAAGATTACGGTCGAGAAAAACCGCTTTTGTGGTTACACTGGTCCGGCATCATACCTCTGGTACAACGCCGAAAATGCCCGACTGACCGAACTCGAACGAGAAGAGTCGGAAATCTTCGAGGCTGGTGGAACTATCCACGAAGCTGACAAACCATGGAAGGATTAATTATGTACGATATTCAAGGCCGCAATTATGCTTTGGTTTCTGATTTGAAAGTTGGAGATCAAGTCCAAGTTGATGATCTTATCGAGTGGACAACAATGGAAGATGAGTGGACATCTGGGTTTGCTATGAACTCGATCTATGATGTTCAAGCTGATGAAGAAGGCACTCTTTTTATCCAGAGCGGTCAGGCACAATTCTATCTTGATGCTCAGATTGAAACTGATCCATCGAGTGAAACAGAATTTTACATCGGCATCTATCCGGTTTGATATGAAACGTTGGTCTATCGAAGAAGTAAATCAACTTGGTAATGATAAGGGCTTCTTGCCAGAAGAATATTGGCCTGAGAACTATATCATTCGAAACGGACGACTTTACCGAAAGGATGAGGATGTACCTAAACGGAACAGATAAGTATTGGGTAATCGACATTGAAGGTGACGACTTGTATCCTGCGGTGTCGCGTATCTGGTGTGCTGTTGCGTTCAATCTTGCAAGCAAAGAAACCGTACGACTGGTAGGCCACGACCAGATTAGAATGTGGTTCACTGAACGTGTTGCAGAGGCGGGCGTCAAATTCATAGGTCATAACATACTTGGCTATGATATGCCTGCTCTCAACAAAGTCCTTGGCATTGGTATGAAGTTGACACAATGTATCGACACCATGCTCATGTCTATGTTCTACAATCCTGCAATGGACGGTGGACATTCCCTAGAGACGTGGGGACTTCGTCTCAAATTCCCTAAGCAAGACTGGTCTGACTTCTCAAAGTACGATCCTCGTATGCTTGAATACTGCGAAAACGATACACTGCTTTGTGCCCGTATCTATCGTATGCTATGTCCTCGTATGCGTAAGGAAGGATTCACTGAGGAAGGTATCGACCTCGAACACAAGTCTTGGTATCTTACCAAGCAACAGCAACTCAACGGCTTTACCTTTAACTTCGTAGAAGCACACGCTCTATACGCAAGGCTTACGGATAAACTGGAAGAGCTCAAGGGCGAGATTTACAAGTACTGGCCCCCTGAGTTGCAGATTGTTAAGACATTCAAGCAAGCTCGCAAGAAAGACGGAACCTACACCAAAGGGTTCCTTGAGCATCAGACACAATACGTACGACTACAAGAGAACAATGAAGGAGGATACTATGCTTACGACTACGTAGAGTTTAACCTTGCCTCTGGTGACCAACGCCGAGACAAACTCCTCGAACTAGGGTGGGTACCTCTTGAGTTCACCAAGCCTTCTAAAACACACCCTAAGGGCCAAGCTAAAGTTACCGATAAGGGTGACCTTGTTCCTTCTCTCCTTGCCTTCATTGAAGCAAATGATAAACCAGAAGTAAAGCTAATCGCACAGTGGATTGATTACAATGCCCGTGCAACTATGCTTAACACTTGGATGGAAGCTTATAATCATGACACAGGACGTATCCATGGCAATCTATGGTTGGCTAACACTCTTCGTTATCGCCACTCTAACCCCAACACTGCTAATATTCCTGCCGTCAGGCTCTCGAAAGATGGTTCGCCTCTCCGTGGGGAAGAAGGAGCTTATACTTACGAAGCAAGAGACCTATGGACTTGCAGTGACCCTGTTCGTCGTAGTCTCGTCGGTGTTGATGCTAAAGGTATTCAGCTAAGAGTACTTGCGCATCACCTTAACAACCCTGAATTTACGGAGGCAGTTCTCGATGGAGACCCGCATTCTTACAACCAAAAAATTGGTAACATTAGAGATCGTCCTACAGCAAAAACTTTCATCTATGCTTTCCTCTTGGGAGCAGGGGATGCTAAAGTCGGGCAAATCGTTGGAGGAACGGCGAGAGATGGTGGTCAACTTAAACGCAGGTTTATTGGCAATTTCCCAGGACTTGAACGTCTACTTCGCGACCTTGAACGATCGGTGGAGAGAACTGGAAGAATTGTCCTTTGCGACGGAACTCCAATCCTCGTGCGACAAAACCACACAAGACTCGGTTATCTCTTGCAAGGAGACGAGAACCGAATAATGAAGCAAGCCGCCGTGTACATCAAACAGATGTGCGTACGGGAAGGTCTTGATGTAATCAAGGTAGGAGATATCCATGACGAACACCAATATGATGTGGCAATTGAACACGTTGAACGGTTCACCGAAATTCTTCCTTTGGCTTTTGCTGCTGCTGGGCGTAAGTTTAACTATCGCTTGCCAATCGAATGTGACAGTAAAGTAGGAAAGACATGGGCAGAGACACACTAGGAGATAACAATGAGCAAGACATGGGTCTACAGCGACCCTCACTTTTATCACCATAACATCTGTACCTTTACCAAGGAAGACGGGTCCAAACTGCGTCCTTGGGATGATGCAGAACAAATGACAGAGGACATGATTACATGGTACAACGAACTGGTAGACGACCGTGATCGCGTCTACATTCTGGGTGATGTTGCTTTCAGTAATAGGAATATGCGTAATAGCGTCGGTCGTCTTAAGGGTCGCAAGGTTCTTGTACCGGGCAACCATGAACCACCTAAGATGCGACAATACTTCGACCTCTTTGATGATGTACGAGGATACGTCGTTAAAAAGGGATTCATTATGTCTCATATTCCTATTCATCCTAGTAGTCTGTCTCGTTGGGCGTTGAATATCCACGGACACCTTCATGCAAACACTGTACGCAAGGTCGTAAATGTTAAAGGAGAGTACATTGAGACTCAGACCGAAGACGATCGCTACTATTGCGCTTGCGTTGAACACACTAACTTTCGTCCTATTCTGTTGGATGATATTCTGAAAGAAAGAGGAATTGTGTAAAATAGTTGTTGACAAATCCTAAAAATCGTGTATAATAGTGGTATAGGGTAACGGGTTGTTGCTCTATGTTGAAATGAAACTTGAAAGGAAATAATTGAATGGCTGATAATGTAACGACTCTTGTTTATCGCGGTAAACTCCAATATGCTAAGGTTCTTGGTGACCCTGTTCCCAACTATGCTAAGGACGGTAAGGAATGGAAGTTTGACTTCATCCCGAACGATCCGGACGCAGCGGCCAAGGAACTGAAGGCTCTTGGTGTTGGTGACCGCCTCCGTGCTCTCGAAGACTCCAATGGTAATCCTCGCTATGACGGTCGCAAGTACATGTCCTTCAAGCAGAAGGCTGAACGTGCTGACGGTTCCCCGAATACTCCGATTAAGATCGTAGACATTAAGGGTAAGGCGTGGTCGGAAGATCAGTTGCTCGGTAACGAAACGGTTGTTGACCTCAAGTTCGTAGTCATTGACAACGGTAAGGGACGCTTCAATGGTGTCTATCCTCGGTCAATGCGTGTCCTTGAGCATGTAGCTTACACTTCGCAAGAGTTTGAGCCGATTGATGAAGATGATGAGTTCTTCCAGAAGGCTAAGGAAGCTGAGCGAGAAATCGCAATGCTCTCCGGTACTACGAAGAAGGCTCCTATCTCAGATGAATACGACGACTTGAACGACGATATTCCTCTGGACTAATACACGTTAGGCGCAGTTCCCCTCTGCGTCGCGGGGAGACAAGGGGCCTTTGCTATCGCGAGGTGTCGCCCCGCTTTATTAGGAAACCTTATGAAAACAATTAGAGTAAAGCTAAACTTTACCCGTAGAGCTACTACGACTGAGACTGGATATGTATGCGTAGACCTCCCGGAGGATGCAACTATCGCTGATGCTTATCGTGCCGCTTACGCCAAAGACTTTGTAGAATATCTTCCTAAGACACGAGATGTTGAAAAGGAAGATTGGGATTTTGTAGTGGAGCACCCTGTTAATGCCTAACCTTAAAGACCTACCGAAAGATATCTATTCCTTGTTTGATCCAGCAGTAGATCATGAAGTGAATGAAGATAACGTACAGTGGGCCGGTGAAGAGTTCAAGGAACTCCTACGAACTCGCCTTCGTGAGCGTCAAGGTAATAATCCTTGGCGTATGTCTGGTCTTGGTAAACCTGATCGGCAGTTCTGGTATGCAGCAAAGCAAGCCGATGCCGAACCTATGACACCCAAGACTTACTTCAAATTCCTTTATGGAGATGCAATTGAACTCCTCATCCTATTCCTCGCTAGAGAGGCTGGGCATACTGTCGAGCGAACTCAAGAAGAGATTGAAGTCAACGGTGTCACCGGCCACATTGATGCGATCATTGATGGAGTCGTCGTCGACGTTAAGTCAGCCGCACCGTTTAGTTTTCAGAAATTCAAAAAGAACTCGGTTCTAGATGATGATCCATTCGGCTATGTTCAACAACTATCCTCTTACGCTTCAGTCCTCACTCCAAAGGAAGATGCCGCTTGGGTCGCCTTTGACAAGGTGGGTGGCGATATTTGCATTACTCCTTTGTCGGCCTCCATCATTGCAGGTCACGAACCTAATGCCCGTATCGAGCATCTACGGCGAGTTGTTGAATCCGATCAACCCCCTGAGCGTTGTTACGAGGATGAACCTGACGGCAAGAGTGGCAACCGTAAACTAGGAACAGGTTGTTCGTATTGTGCTTACAAGAAGGAATGCTGGCCGGGTCTTCGTACGTTCCTGTATGCTGGTAAACCTCGCTTCCTTACACAAGTAACACGGCTTCCTGACGTTCCTGAAGTAACAGAAGATGTAGATGATGTCTTGGACGCCGACGAGTAATTCAAACATCAAAGCTATCGTACAATCCGCCAGTGATCTTAACGACGGTGTTGACCGTAAAGCATTTGTAGAGCTGACTGATTTTAACTCTCTACGGTTGCTAATGATGAAGGCAGAGAATCCTTTGATTATCACATTTGCTTCAGAGGATAAAGCCCCAGCAGAGGTAGAGATTATAATCTATGACGACTCGATCGAAGAAGACTATTAAGCATTTCCGTAGTAAGTTTGAGAAGGCAGTTTATGAACACGCAGTCGAACATCGAAGAACTCTTGAGTACGAACCAGCCAACCCCATTGTGTATTACACTACAACTGCACGGTACATCCCTGACTTTCGATTGCCAAATGGAGTCTTGGTTGAATCTAAAGGATATTTCTCAGGAAGAGATCGACGAAAGATGCTCCAAGTTGTGCGGGATAATCCGGAACTGGACATCCGCCTTGTTTTCCAACGAGCTAACAATCGGCTCACGAAGTCTCCCAACAGCATGACGTACGGACAATGGTGTGACAAGCACGGATTCGTATGGACTGAGGGTGTAATTCCAGAGGAATGGTACTGTGACTGATAAAGAAAAAGACAAACCTCTCAGCAATTGTCGTGGTCGTTGTATCTATGATTCGGCTAAAGACATTTGCCACACTTGCGGGCGTACGATGGAACAAATACGTAACGCCTATTCCAGTAGTAATAAGGTTAGAATGTAATGTGGTATACACATATTAATCGAGGGACAATAGATAGTAACCGTAAAAACGGAACCAATAATCCTCCCGTAAAGTTTCAAAAAGGCAAGCGTGGAAAACCAACTTATGCTCACGAAGTCTCTTTTGAAACAGGTAAGATTGTCTACGATCACGAAGGAACCTTGCTTCCTTGTGGTGCAAGACTTGTGATTGTAACTGAAAAGGAACCTGTAGTTGTCCGATAATAAACCTAAGATTTTGACACTTGACATTGAAACTAAACCGGGTATCGCTTATATCTGGCGACTCTTTGATGAGAACATTCCCAATGATCGTCTTATCGAACCGCACGGCATCCTATGCGTAGGGACCAAGTGGATGGGCGAGAATGAAGTTAACCTGTTCTCTGAGTGGGAACACGGTCAACGAGGAATGCTAGAACGTGTCCTTGAGCAGATTAATGAAGCTGATGCAATCATTACTTACAACGGTAAGAAGTTTGACATGCAGCATCTTATGTCTGCCTTCATCACCAATGATCTTCCTGCTCCGGCACCTGTAACCCATATCGACCTTTACCAATTCGTACGTGCCCACACTAAGTTCATGTCAAAGAAACTGGACTATGTAGCACAACAACTCGGTGTTGGTAAGAAGGTTAAACATGCGGGCTTTGCTCTTTGGGTTGACGTGATGAACGGTGACGAAGAAGCACAGGCCAAGATGGCGGAGTATTGCAAGGGCGATGTAGTCCTTACGGAATTGGTATATGAAAAACTTAAAGGATACATCCCTAATCACCCGTCCCTTGGGTTCACTTCTCCGGAAGCCTGCCCGACATGCGGTTCAAAGCACACTCAGCGGCGGGGTTTTTACTTTACCCGAATTTATAAGTGGCAGCGACACCAGTGTACGAATTGCGGATCGTGGTTTAAGACTACGCAGCAAAAGATCAAGTCTAATGAATAAGGAAGAATTGTTCAGGCTCCTTGACGATCGCCTCGAAGGGTGGGAACTCGTAGAGCATCTAGACTTGACAGCCGAGGATATCTGTCTTGCATTTGAAGATATTGTCCTCGATAAGATAACAGAACTAAAGGAGCTTCTCAACATCGACACTGATGATGGAGAAGAGGAAGAGACAAGTAACTATGACGATTTTGAGTAAGGATGGTTATCCTTCTGACTTTTTCTTTTGGCTTGGGAAAGAGGGAGAGCTAGAAGGTATGACCGAAGAACAATTCATTAAACGACAGAAGAATTGGGACGGCCCCCGTCCTAGTGATTATATCGAAGGCCTTGGTGGTTAATATGATGTGGAATGGAGAGGTCACAAATGACCCGCAAGAAAAGATCAGTTCAGGTGCAATCAAGTATGACGGCGGAAAGGCTCCAATCTATCGGGGCGCACTTTCTTACTTCCCGCGAGCAATTGAACTCGTTGCTGCCGTTTCAGCCTTCGGAGCGTCTAAGTACGCTTGGAACGGATGGCAAGGGGTCGATGACGGAATTAACCGATACTCTGATGCGCTGGTACGACACCTTGCCTACGAAGGAAAAGGAGAAGTTCTGGATACTGACTCTGGATTTCTTCACGCTGGACACGCCGCTTGGAATGCCCTCGCGCGACTAGAGCTTATTCTTCGTGAGCAAGAATCTATCACGCCGCCCGACACACAAGGAAAGCTTTTCTAATGTTTACGTACTTCGCAGCAGCCGTAGTCTCCTTCGTAGGAGTGTTCTTCAAAGCCTTCCAACAGCTTAACGTAGTTCACCACAAAATCCTATGGGTTGTTCCAGTCAGCTACGTCATGGCTGCCTGTGAGGTATTTCTTATTTGGCAAGTAGCAGTAGCCCAAAGTCTTTGGCTCTTGTTCCCTATTGGTACGGGAGCCGGACTTGGCTGTGTTCTTTCCATGACACTACACAAACACCTAAGAAAGTTGTACGATGAAACGCAAGTACATGGACGAGAAGCAGCGTCGGCGTAATAAGATAGCCCGTGATGCTGCCACTAAGAAGTACCGACAGCGTATTATCCCAAACAAGAAACTAAACCTACCTCCGGAGATTGATGATTATGACGACGAAACCTGATGAACCTGATAACACTGTCCAAGAAACAGTCGCAGTGTTCAACATTGACTTTAACAAGAACCATTTGAACATTCTCTTTGGTGACGACCGTAGTGTTACTATGGAGCTTGAGAGTGAGGATGAAACTGCTGTATGTGATATGGTGCTCAGTGATCCTAACTTCTGGGCTCAGTTCCTAGGTTCGTTCTCCGCCGCCCTCAAGAAGAGTATGTAATTTGATGAAGAATAATAGTCCGTTTCCAAGTTCGTTTGAAGAGTTCATTTACAAGAGCCGCTACGCTCGATGGCTAGAGGAAGAGAGTCGTCGTGAAGATTGGCCTGAGACTGTTCTTCGGTTGATTAACTATTACAATGAAGCTACAGGCGCTAAGCCTGCGTTTGCAAATGATCTCAACGAAGTTCATGATGCAATCTACAACCTTGAAGTGATGCCCTCTATGCGGGCACTTATGACGGCTGGCCCAGCAATGGATCGTTGTCACGTCCCTGCATACAACTGTGCTTATCTTCCCGTAGATAGTCCTCGTTCTTTTGATGAAACCATGTACATCTTGATGTGTGGTACAGGAGTCGGTTACAGTGTCGAACAGAAATACATTGAACAACTTCCTCGAATTTCTGAAGAGTTCGCAGACACCGATACAGTCATTACTGTTGCGGATAGTAAAGAAGGATGGGCCAAGGCTTACCGAGAACTCGTGTCCCTTCTCATTGCGGGTCAAGTTCCAAAATGGGATGTATCAAGAGTTAGAGGTGCAGGCGAACGACTTAAGACCTTTGGTGGACGCGCTTCCGGCCCTGAACCACTTGTTGACCTTTTTAAATTTACGGTCGCCCTTTTCAAGCGAGCCGCTGGACGCCGACTTACCTCTGTCGAATGTCACGACATCATGTGTAAGATCGCAGACATTGTGGTTGTGGGAGGTGTACGCCGAAGTGCAATGATCTCGTTGTTTGATTGCACTGATGATCGTATGTCGAAGTCTAAGTTTGGTGCTTGGTGGACTGATAACTCCCATCGTGCCCTTGCTAACAACTCGGCAGTGTACGAGAACCGAAAACCTGATGTCGGCTTCTTCATGAACAAGTGGACAGAACTATATGAAAGTAAATCGGGAGAGCCCGGCTTCTTCAGTAGAGCGGCTTGTCAAAAGATTGCAGCTCGAAATGGCCGCCGCGATGCAGAACACGAGTTCGGTACGAACCCTTGCTCAGAAATCATCCTACGGCCTTTCCAGTTCTGTAACCTCACAGAGGTTGTCGTGCGGAGTAGTGATACCTTTGAAGACCTTCAACGAAAAGTACGAATTGCGACTATCCTTGGAACCATACAATCCACCTTCACAGACTTCCGATACCTAAGAAAGAAATGGCAGGATACGTGTAATGAAGAGAGACTTCTTGGAGTTAGCCTCACCGGCATCTGCGACAACCTCGACCTTGTGGGGAATGCTGACGTCCTCTCACAACTCCGACAAACAGCAGTTGAAACAAATGCCGAATGGGCGGCTCGCCTTGGGATTAACCCTAGTGCCGCTATCACTTGCGTTAAGCCTAGTGGTACTGTTAGCCAACTTGTTAATTCTGCCTCTGGTCTTCATGCGCGTCACGCTCCTTACTATCTCCGAACTGTTCGTGCGGATAACAAAGACCCTATTACGCAGTTTCTCAAGGATCAAGGAGTTTATAACGAACCGGACGTAATGCCCGGAAAAGGAGGGACCACTACGGTTTTCTTCTTCGCTATCAAGAGTCCAGATGGAGCACTTACACGACATGGACAAACAGCCATCGACTCCCTTGATCTGTGGGCACTGCTCCAAGAGCATTGGTGTGAACACAAGCCCTCTGCAACCGTCAACGTCAAAGAAGAAGAATGGCCGGAAGTGGGTGCGTGGGTATATAAGAACTTCGACACCCTCAGCGGCGTTGCATTCCTACCGTATGACGGCGGGACATATAAGCAGGCTCCGTATCAGGAGGTCAGTGAAGAAGAGTACAACGATTGGATTCAACGTCACCCGCCAGTGGTGATTGATTGGTCTAAACTACCCGATTACGAAGCATTCGACAACACTACGGGTTCGCAAGAGCTTGCTTGTGGTGCTGGTGGTTGTGACGTAACCGATATCATCAACGTAAATGTAAAGGAAACTATTAATGGCTCGTAAGATTAAGAAGGCAATCGAAGAAACCGTGACCGAGGTTGTTACCGAAGTCAAGGAAGAAGCAACCGAAACCGTAGGGACTGTGACCTTCAAGCGTTGGCAGGTTATCCTTGCTGCCGTTGTTGTTACCGTCGCTCTTATTGTGGTGATCCTGTAATGATTGAAGCTGTAGACGAAACCCAATTCACTATCAACGTCCGTCCTATTGAGAACGGTTACCTCGTAGAGAAGCATCCGTACTACTCGGGCAAGACGGAGAGTTGGTATTGTATCAGTCCTGAGGAAATTACTGAGAAGCTGATGAAGCTCCTCTAAACACTACATACAAAAAGACCCCCTCTAGCAATTAAGCCGGAGGGGGTTTTCTTTTATCCGAAGATAGCGTGTTTAATCGAAGAGAAGAAGTCCGCAAAGATAGTTGCTGTAGCGGTGAACACCACCCCTAAGGCAGCAAGAACACCTGCCCCTCTATCTTTTAAGGTTGCTAGTTCTTTAGCATCTTGTATGGCGTGGTTTTCGATCTTATTAAATCTGTTCTCAATCTTTTCGTCAAGACGATCAATCTTTTCTAAAACCAGAGTAAGGATTTCTTCAGATCGAATTCCGTTTTGTTCACTTTGATGTCGAGTATTTTCAAGATTAGTTTCAATACGGGCCAATCGTTCTCCATAATTAGATTGTGCCATTACTTGCCGCCCCCTGCATTCTTAGGAAGAGGAGCAGTACCATGAACTTTATCGTACGAGCGCATTGCGCCGACCCCGAGCATTGCCATAATCAGAGTCATGAGTTGAGTTGCGTCTGGTGTGGGCATCTCTTGGACATATCCATTAGCCCTTGCTACGAACTCAATAAACGGAGCCAGCACAAACGAGTAGGCGAGACCTACACCTCCGGTCCACCCAATAAACGGTCGCCATCCGGCAACAAAGACAGAAGCATGTGAAGCCTCGATCTGATTGGTTTGAATTTGCCCCATGAGCTCTTCGTGGTATCGTGCGTCTGCCCGATCAATGATCTCTTGGAATCTAAGTTCAAGTTCACGCTTTTTATCCTTGTCAACTACGACTTCGCTGATAATGTCTGTGACAGGTTCAATCAGCCCACCGAGAATGTCTTTTAGAAATCCTGCCATATTAGTTGTATCCTATCTTCTTAAGTGCTTCTTGATACACAAGAGCATGACCAGCGATAAGGTCTGCCTTGTCCATCAGGTTTACGATACGCCGTGCATTCCTGAACTGCGTACGGGTAGCTATGTCTCCGTTAGGAAGGTGACGTGTCAAAGTATGACGGCCCTTCTTATCTCCCGAGAACCAGCCCTCTAGCATTCCTAGAGTAATTACCTCAGCCGAGACCGTAGGATCAAGAGCAAGGTCAGCGTTGTTTACGAGAGCACCACCGAGGCCAAGCTTCTTGTCAGCCTTTACGTAGTTCTCTTTCCACGTAAGTTGTACGTGACCACGACCATACCAAGGGTAATAACGAAGATTGCGTTTCCGCCAAGCATCGCTAGCGTTGAGACCTTCTCGTACCGGCTGCATCTTACGCGCAGTTTCGTGATATGCCGTAGCAAGGATGTAAGCCGCCCAACTCAGAGGTACGTTGTACTTCTTCATTGCTTTAATCAAGTCCTCATGACCGCTCACCTGAGCAGCAGTTAGACGAGAGAACAGAGGCTTACGAACAGTATCGAAGAACGGCTTGAGGTCGACCTTTGGAGCCGTAACTACGATTTCGTTTAGTTGTGGAACTTGTTCCGGTTTGATGTTTGCTTCTTGAAGAAGAGCGAGGACTTCTTTTACAAAGTCCTCTATAATCTCCCGAAGCTTTGCTTCGTCGTTCATTAGTCTTTCCTCGGTACAAGGTAATCTTCTGCTTCATCTTCTGTCAGAAGTTTAGCCTTTCGTTTCGCTTCTTCGACTATATTCTTTTGGATGCCGGGATCAATTTCTCGCCACTCCTTTACACCCAAGCCCTGTACCTGATAAAACAGTTCAGTCTTGAAGTGGTTGTTAAGAGTAGCTTCCCACCATTCCTTAGCTTCCCCTTCAAGAGGTACTTTCTTGTACTTCTCAGGGGGATTAAGAGTTTGATCGGGATCACGATCTTTAGGTACGAAGGTATTAACACCAACACCAAAGACAGCCGGAACAGAATAGGCAACACCTTTTTCAAGGCCTTCTTGTTCTGCTAGTTCGGCCATAGAGGCCAGATACATTGGAACCATACGACTTAGAGCTGAACCCGCGAAGCTAAACTCTCTACCAATAACGTCCTCTCCGTGAGCCATGTCAAAGACATAAGACACATTAGGGGAAAGCTTGTTACGGAAGAAGCGGTAGGCTTCATCATCGTAGTTGGTTTTGTATCGGCCTTTTTCAAACTTAGTAGTCTTGCCTGTAGTCGATTTTTGTTCAGGAATTTCCGTACCTGCGATCAAGTTACTTAACCACAAAGAAGAACGTGCCCCGAACACAAGATACTGACTGTAACCACCACCGATGTCAAAACGAGTATCCTTGTCTTTAATCTTCAAGAAGTCAGTCGTACGAGGATCAAAACTCATACTTGTGTCTCCTTGAGAGAAACGCAGGAAGTTCTCATTCTCCGGATTAAGGCTGAAACGATATTCATCATCATCCAAAGCACCGGGAATCAACATCAAAGACCAAGCAATCAAGTTCAGTACTGTACCCATCTTGACCATTTCTTTGGCAGCAGCAATCCTCACCTTGGGATCAAGGTTAAAGTAGTAGATCGGGTTCAGCATGTTGAAACGGGACTGAATCAATCGACTAGAGAAGAAGACCTGATTAAGCTGTGGTGCAGCGCTGGTAAAGTCATACAAGTCTACACCTCGGAAAGAACCCTTAAGCTCTGCCCGACCAGTGGCCGAGTTCACAAAAGAACCAATATCCAGCAAGGTCTTTTCGTCAATAGTGATGTTGCCGTTGTCGTCCTTATATTGATTAACAAACTTGTTAAACATATCAGCACGAAGCTTATTCAAGAACCCGGCGTAAGCCTGTTCCGATTGAGCAACACCAACACCCAAGATAGGAATCTTACGGGCCAAGTCGGTCTGGAAGTCTTCCTCACGATTAGTCAGTTTACCATCGAGTTCCGAGAAAGACAAACGAGCCTTCAACATAAGACTATAGTTTTCGTCTTTACCGATCTGCCTCATCAGGTAATCGTAGTTGGTACGACCAGACTTACCAAGCATGGTGAACATCTTAAAGAAGCTCGCCCAATACTCTTTGTTACCAATAAAGGTAATACCCTGACGCATAGGAGCCGAAAGGTCAAACGAAGACATCAGCGCACGAGGGATACTCGTGTACTGCATAATCTGCTGACCGTAAAGAGGTTTACCCTTAGTTAGCTCTTGCTCTGCTGCTCTTTTCTCAGCGTTGTTGCGCATGAACTTCAAGAAAGTTTCAGGGTCAGCAAGAGCGCCATCGTTATTGGCAACTAGCAGCTCCCTCAAACCTTCAGCGGTCATAGCTACACGCTTACGAGTGAAGTTCGCCATACGCATAGTATTCAGCGTACGACCGATCTCCGCTTGGAAGTCAAAGATGTTCGACACAAGCTGGTCAAAAGCCGCCTGCGTATCCAGATAACGGATTTGCTTTTCTGGCGTAATACCATTAGTGAGCATATCTTCTTCGAGATTTAGCAAACGAGTCTGAAGCTTTTCAGCCGCAACATCGTAGAGGAAGATACGTTCAGAAAGCTTGCCCGGCTTCATACGAACAAGACGAGTCACATCACTAGGATCAAGACCTCTAGCAATGGCTGCTTGTTCGATTTCATCAATAGACACACGAGTAGGGTTGTACTGCAAGATACGATCAAGAAGCTTTGAAGCGTTCTCGGTTTCAATCAGATCATCTGCGGTAAGATCATCTGGATTGATCGGCGTAGTTCCGCGCATATACTTCTTGACAATAGGAGCCAGCGGACCTGCCTGCCCGCCCTTCTCTACAGGGATGCCATTAGGGTCGTTAGGATTCCAAACATCCTGCGTCTTGTTGCGCCACAGTTGCTTACGAGCATCGTTCTTAGAACGCTCATCAGTGCCACGACGACGGAAACCCGCAGACGTAGTTTCTGAAGGCTTCATGTATTTGCGTACAATCTGAGGGGTTTGATCATCAAAGACTACGTAGTTGAACTTATCCTTGCCTTCACCCTGACGAGACTTACGACGGCTGATGTTGTTAGCAAGATAACGATTACCAGTGAAACCTTTTTCAGCCAGCCAATTAGAAGCAGCGTCAGGGCCGCCCAACTTATCGGCAAGAAGCTGATAAATAATCTCACCATCAGCATCTACGTACGGGTACGTTGAGATGTTGTCTTCTTCCAGCGCAGCTTGTAGTTCCGGCTGTTCGCTAAGAGGCTGTTCCCATTCGAGCCACTTGGCGTCGTCAGGAATCTCTACCTCGTAGGTCTTACCTCCAGAGTACTCAACCTTGTAGTTGTCATTAAAGAAAGCCGCAGCCTCTTCTATTTCGTCTTTTATTTCATTAGGAATAACTGACAAATCATCGTTAGGACCAGCAAGTTCAAACCAAATCTCTTTAGGAGTAACTGTTGGTTTGTCCATGCTTGTACTAACAGTGAAAGCTAGATCAAAAAATTCTTTATTAATTCCTGCTTCTTCAGCTTTTTGATCGGCAATATCTCGAAGTTGCCAAATAGGCCCTCTACGGCCTGCAAAAGAAGTTGCTCGATCACTCAGTTTTTCCTTATAAGAGTTAGCAATTTTTTCTTCATCAGTCAGATACGTACCGTAACCAAATACCTGCTGTCCTTCGCCAGTTCCCATCTTGCTGTGGTCGAACTTATCAAAGTTGGCACCACTACCATGGAAAACAATCTGGTTCTTCACAGAGCCCGGGGTCTCGTCAGTAGGATCACCCTGCGTTACGTTACGCTGAGCCACCGCGAGGATCGAGCGAACCTCACGCGAACTGTACTTCCAGTCAATGCCCATCTGACGAGCAATGCGCTTAACAAGGTCAGCAACACGGTCATACATATCCCGAGTTACAAGACCTTCTTTCTCAGCAATCTCAGCCATGACTTCTTCAGTCGCACGGATTTGCTGATACGCTTCACGGCTGTATTTGCCAGTTGGATCACCATCAGCATACGCCTCAGGGTTCCGAGCAATCCACTTATTAACTTCTTCTTGGAACTCCGGCTTACCCTGAGTATAGAAGGTGTCCATTACATCGTCAAGCTCAGCACCAAAGGTCTGAGTAAGACCGTGGTGGCCCAAGGATTCATGGAAAGTAACAGAAGCAACCATGGCATCAGGAGACACACCACGACGCTTAGCTTGGTTCAGCACCTCTTCCGTGTTAATCAACACACTGCCATCTGGCATGTATACACCAATAGCATCGTTGTCTACGTCCTGCTCATTCACAAAGTTCGGGAGAGCCTGAACCTTCGTAGGAGCGTTCGTCCACGTAGAAGTAAGCTGGTCTGCAACAGTCTGTACCTGAGCAGTAGACGCGTCAAGTTGCTCCCGGAACTCCTTCGAGTTACGAACTTCAGCAGTAGGAGCAATAATTGTAGTTTCAGTAGGGAACTGAGCAGCAACAGGATCAGCGGCAGGAGCAGCCATCTGTTGAGCACCAGCAACAACCGTGCTTACAGTACCACCACCAATACCACCTTTCCAGAAGGCTTCGTACATCTCATTGAACATCTCTTCGGTAAACGGGCTTTCACCGTTAATTACCGCAGCAGGGAGGTTCGTAATGAAAGTCTGAGCAGCTTCCGTAGCACCTTCGATAGCAAAACCTTTACCACCTTCTGTGGCAGCTCGCTGAAGAAACTTCTTCTTAAACTGATTAGCTAGAGCGTCACCACCAAAAGAGGTAAGAACCTTCATAGGCAGGATAGCATCAAGCGAACCCGAAGCCACACCCGCCATCACCGACATCATTGGAGCTTTCTCGCCCGTACGCATGTAGGTGTTACCAAAGGTAGAACCCGTCTCCTGAGTAACAGTCGAGCTAGCCGAACCAGCGGCAGCTCCTGCAATAGCACGCTTACGAAGCTGGTCAGCAACCTGACGTTCAGCAATCTCACGAGCCATACCCTGCTCAATCTTGGCTTCAATAAGTTCTTCAGCACCCTTACGGATAGTACGAGTAGCGGCTTCCTTACCGAGATAACCAAGACCCATGGAACCAATAAGCTGGGGAGCCAGTTCGCCAAGGGTGTCCGCCAGATACATAAAGGCCGAACCAACGTCCTCTACATCGCCGGTTTGCATGGAATTACCGTACTCGTACGAGATAGCAGCCTGATTGTTGATGTACTCTTCCAACAGAGCGTCAGCCGTCTCATCAGCACCAACTACGTCAGCAGCAAGAGCGCCAAGACCCACGATGCTGTTGCCGATACCAGCAGTACCGCGCTTTGCAGCAGCAGTAGCTTGCTCAAGCACCGTATCCGGCTTAAGAGGATCAGGAATACCAGTCTCATAAGTAACAGGAGCAAACACTCGTCCCTGTAGATCAATACCACGGGCACGATTAGCTGCATCGTACTGCTGAGCCGCAGCGATGGTCTTTGCATCAATATTGTAAGGAAGATCAGCGAGTTCAGGATACTTTGCCCTCAGCGGATCAATGACGGCCTGAAACTTAGCAGGATCACGTTCACCCGACAACCACAGAGCAGCGATAGCGTCGTCAATTTCAGGAACATTGGCTTTAGAGTTGGTGTAAGTAGTTTGCACACCAGTACTACGATTAGACTCAATAGCCCCCACATCACGAACATCAGCCAACGGAACAGGCTCTTCACCGTTCTGCATGGTGATTGTACCGGGAGCAGGCGCAGCAACAGGAGCCGCCTCTTGAGGGCGAGCTACCGGAGCAGGAGCAGGACGAGAAGGAGTTTGAGCAGGCTCGTCTTGAACTTCGTAAGCGGCCCATTCTTCTGCTTTCAAAGATTGGAACTTCTTAAGAGCCTGCTCTTGAGTCACGCCGTCATTTGCTTCAATACGGTAACGC